GTAGCTCTCGGGATCGCCTGCGATGATGCCTGTGCCGGCGCTGGGCGGAACGCCGATGCCGTTGATCGAGACAGCGAAGATCATCCGCGTCAGCTGCGAGGCAGGCACCAGCGAAGCCACAGCATTGGCGAAGACCACTTGCAGCTCGAACAGGTTCATCGGCTGGCCGACGACCACGTCCATTACGTAGGCGACCAGCGCCGGCGAGCCCAACTGCGCCACGGCCGCGGGCGGCACCAGGTTTGTGCTGGTCGTGTTCCAGGTCACTGAGATATCGACCACCTGCTGCGGCGGCTGCACGTAGCGGATGATGTATGTGTCGGGGAAATCGAAGATGTCGACTGCCTGATTGCGATCGTTCGGTGTGCAGATGCCCCCGCTCACATATGCGCCAAAGGCCGTCGTATTGACGCCGATCGAGAAGGTTTTCTGGGTGATGACCGTCGCTGTGTACGTGTTGCCGTTGAGCGCGGTCATGCCGACCACGTCAGCGATCGTGACCGGATCGCCGGTGATGTAGCCGTGGTTCAGGTCGGTCGTCACCACCCCAGGGTTGGCCTGTGTCACGTCGGTGATGGCGATGGTGCTGCCGACCAGCGTGCTGATGTCGAAAAGCGCGATGAATATGGCGTACGCCACCTGGTAGGGATCGCCGCCGCCACAGATCACCTCCCAGCCGCTCGCCTTCTGGCGCACCGAGACCAGCCGCGCCTGCACACCCTCCACAGCCTGCAGCGCGGTGCGCAGCGCCGTCGGCATGCCCTGGCTGACCGCGAGCCCCGCTTGCAGCACCTGCGCGCGGTATTGCTCCGTCGTCTGCGCGCCGATGCCTGGCAGCCCAGCGGTAGGGTTGCTGACGGCCAGGGTCACTTCGGCCGGAACCGAAGTCACCATCTGGTCGACGGTTCCGGGCGGCACAGCCCAAGAGCCCTGTTCGGTGGCCAGCGCGAAGATGCTGGCCGACTGGCCTGCCGTGCCGATCACTCCGCCGGTCTGCACCACGTACTGGCGGATGGTATCGCTGACCACAAACCCGGCTGAGATCACGAAGCCGACCGATCCGGTGAAAGTCACCTGAACGCTGGTCGTGCTGTTCCGGCCCAGCGGGACGCCGTAGATGTTACCCAGCTGCCGCAGTAAAAAGACATTAGCGCCATACGGCGTGAGGCTGTTGACCAGCTCCACGCGCGCTGCATCAGCCAGAGCGATTGCAGCCACGTCAGTGCTGGCGATGTCCTCGATCAAGGAGCCCGGCAGGTTCGCGGTGTATCCGGGGTTCGTGCTGGCCACCCGGTCAATCAGCGCCTGGCGGATGACGATCGGCGACTGCGGCTGCAGCCCGGCCGCCGTGACCAATGTGGGAAAGCTGTCGCTCATATCGCGATCTCCTGCTGGATCGTCGTGCCGTAGTTGGTGACGATGTTCACCCGATAGGTAGGAGTCGGCTCAGGCATCCTGGTGATGATCACCGACGCAAAGTAGGGCGCGAACTGTCGTTGCGTCTGGAACACGTAGAAGTCGGGGAATATCTGCTGGATGATCGACTGCTCGGACGGAATGCCGTGGTTCGCAAAGAACGGCGATTCGCCCAGGATCAGCAGTAGGCACTGGCAGAGCGTGGTCACGAATACATAGTCGTCCGACCCATTGTCCTGGGACTGGATCTCGACCCACTGCTTGTAGCCAGTCGCGTCCGGTGGCAGGCGTCCGTACGTCCTCATGTCGGTGGTCCCGATGTTCCGCCGCCTGGCTGGACCGCCGAGTGGCGATGCGTCTTCAGGCTGATGCCGTCGGCTATCACGTCGCCGCCCACCACGGTGACATTTCCGCCGCCCGGCAGAGTGATGACGATGCCGCCGGGGGTCAATTCGATCTTGCAGGTGCCTCCGCTGTCGCGGATCGTCACGCCGCCCGGGCCGTAGAGCGTGACCACGTTTGGCCCCACGTCCTGGAACCCGAGGTTCCCGATCGGCGCGAACACCAGCGCGCCGAGGTTGCTCTGCTGGGTGAGGTCGGCAGTGCCTCCGCCCAGGCCTGACATGCCGCCGAGGTAGGCGTCAGCCGGAATGACGAAACCGCGGCAGCCCACCGGCAGGGGCGCGCGGATGTATTCGCTGGTCAGCACCGGCACCTTCACGCGCGGCAGAGTGAAGGGGATGGCGCCGAGCTCGAATTTGACGGTCACGATGGCGCCCGCCTTGTTCACAGCCACGATCGACGCCGGCAGCGCCTTCCCGAGCAGCTGGATCGCGTCGAGCGCTCGCTGTCTGCTGAGGTCGTTGAGGCTTTGGCCGAGAGGTTTGCGCAGATATGCGTCAGACATTGGCCAACATCTTCACCATCTGGAACGTGGTCACCCACGACATTCCGCTGGACGCGCGAAACCGGCCGGTGTGGCGGGCGTTATTGATCTGGAACATGCCAGCAAATGCATCGCGCGCGCGCGCCTGCGATTGCGACTGCGCCGTGGTCAGGCTCTGGAGGAATGCGAGGTTCGGCGGCAGCGCCACGAAATCGCCCGGCTGGAGGTCTCCGCGCATCACGGTGGTGACCGAAATCGTGTTGGCTGACAGCCAGACGATCTGGCCCACCAGGTCGTTGAACATTATCGCCTTGGGCGGAGTGCGCGTCGAGCCGTCCTGGATGACGAACTCCGTGCCGCGCAAGGAGATCTGGACACCGGCATAGCCGCGGTCGCGGATGATGCCGAGACTGATGTTCCGCACAAAAGTCGCAAATTGGAGCATCGTCGCGTAGTAGCCCGGCTGGACATGCGGCAGCACCAGGCGCGGGCTGATGTTGATCGTCAGCGTGTAGGGTGGCGGGAATGCCGCGCGCAGGGTGGCGCGCAGCGCGTCGGCCAGGCTGCGGCCGGCTTCCCAGTTGATGGTCAAGTTGATCGGAACTTCCGGCAGGGTTGCGCCAGCAGAGTAGATCAGCTCCAGCGTCATGTCCGTGCCGACCCAATTGCCGAACGCTTGCTGGATCGTGCCTGTCATCAGCAACCCGGCCTGTGCGGGTTTTGCCAGGGGCAAGCCGCGCTGCATGCCGCCGAACACCTCGATGTTCATGAGGTTGAAGTTGCTCGCCTGGATCAGAGTGTCGAGGTCGATGCCGTAAATCCGCACATGGCCGCCGCCCATTGGGGTGGCAAAACTGGTGACCGGAATGTCGAAATCAACGTCCAGGGCGTTCGGCAGCACGAACCCTGCCGGGCTTTGGGCGCGATAGGACCGCAGCACGACGCCCGTCACCGCTGGCCTGCCTGCCGCCGCCGGCGCTGCAGGACGCACGATGTTGATCAGGTAGTAGCGCACGCGCGCGACCTCACGGGTCGATGACTTCGAACTGCCCGCGCGCCGGTCGCCAGACCAGTTTCGTCGCTGTGTAGTTGGCGGTCAGGCTGATATCCCGGTCCAGCGGCGACCCCACCATGGCGATCGCGAGCAGCAGGACGGCATCGTCGGAGTAGATGTTGGCGTACCAGCGCTGGCCGAACAGGTTCCACGTCACCACCACCGTGTACGCTTGGCCGTCCAGCACCGCCTGGAACTGGAATGGTGTCGTCGGCGTCGGCAGGAAGGGAACGAGCACCGTGCTCATATCAGCGGAACCTCCGCGGCGCCCGGCAGGACGCCTGCGCCGATCACGTTTTGCGCCGCGGACAGCACAGACGCCGCGGCTCCGGCCAAGGCCTGGCCGACAGTGAGCGCCGCACCGCTGGACGCGCCCGTAGTCAGAACGCCCCTGGCGATCGGCGCCATCTGCGCGTTGAGTGCGCCGAGCGCGTCGTCCTCGGTGATCAACGGGCGGGTGAAATCGAACTGGAATTCCGCCTGCACCTGGCGGCCGGAACTCTGCGTGATGTCGCGCAGGTCGGTGAGCAGGCAGTTGGTATAGATGAACGCCGGCGTCGCGACGATATATGTGCCCCCGGTCGTGCTGTGCAGGTTTAGGGTGGCGCGCAGCGCGGTCATTGTAGACAACTTGGTGATGTAGCCGCCCGGGCCGCGGGCTGGGCAGATCATGCGCAGCGAGATTCGCAGGGGATCGGAGATGATCGCGTTGGCTGCCACCTGCTGGTTCGCGAATGGATAGTCACCCACCCGGTTGGCGATCAGCGTGCCGCCCGGCAGCGGTTCGAAGTGGCCGAAGAAGTCGTTCAGCGCCAGGTTGTCCGCGCCGCCCATGATGCCGCGGATGAAGTTGATCGACTCCGTCAGCGCGATGATCGGCAGCACGCCGGTCGGCACAAACTCTGTCACGCGACTCGTGCCGGTCAGGATGACGGGGCTGATCTCGTAGCCGAGCTTGAAGATCTCTCGCCCGATCGAGGTGAAGGCGCTGCCGCTCATTGCGCCCTCACCGCTGCACCCGTGACCGCCACGCGCGCGCCCGTCTGATTTTCGATGCGCACGTCCACACGCGGCGGTGTTTGGCCGGTGCCGCGACCGACGTCGCGCCCTTCGCGTTCATCGCGCCGCAGCCGCTCGATAATCGGGTCGACCACGGCTGCCAGGTAGTCGCGCGTCTCGCGCGGCATGCGGGGGCTAAGACGCCAATTCTCGCCGTGCTCCTGCACCGCAGTGTCGACGTGGCGCATCCCCCAATTGTATGCAGCCGTCGCTTTCGCCAGGTCGCCCTGATAGCGGGACATCAAGTCCTGCATATAGCTGCCGGCCGCCTCGCTGGACCGGCCCAGGTCGTTGAAGTGCTCGGGGCGGCTGAGCCCGTATTGCGCGCCGGTGGCAGGCATGAACTGGAAGTGGCCCAACGCGCCGGCGCTGCTGGCCTGCAATTGCGTCCCGCGAGCGGACTCGCGCTGCCATATCCTGTCGAGCAGACCGGACGGCAGCCCGCGGCGCGCCTCGATATCGCCGAACGGTGTGCCGGCGGCGCGGCTCATGGCCAGCCACGAGGCAGCGTCCAGATGCTCCAGGTTCACCCCTGGCACTGAGCCAGTGCTCCACTGCTCCAGGAAGGAAGCGCCCATCGTCTCGCGGCTCATGCCTGCGCGTGCGCCTCGCCGGGCTACGTAGCCCGCCCACTGGCCCGATTGAGCCAGCCCGGCATCGACTTCGAAGGTGCCCGCGCCGCCGGCAGCGCCTACCGTCCCCGCGCCGCCGGCAGCGCCTACCGTCCCCGCGCCGCCGGCAGCGCCTACCGTCCCCGCGCGCCCGCCGAACAGCCCATCGATCCAGGATGCCACCCGCGACACCGCGCGCCAGACGGACTCGACCACCCTGCCGAATTGGCGGATGTCCTCGAGAAAGTCGTTAGAGCTGATGTAGTCGCCCGCGCTGCGGATGCCGGTGGCCAGCACGTTGATCGCCGACCGCATCACGTCGATCGAGAGCGCGGTCTTCACCGCCTCGGTGAACGCGTCAGACAGCTTCTCGATCTCGGGTGCGAGCGGCGACAGCTTGTCGAGGAACACCGTCTGGACCACATGGCCCGCCCGGTCGAACTGCGCGCTGAGGCTCTGCCACCGCCGCGCCAGCGCGTCCGACACCGTCATGCGAACCCGGTCCTGCTCGACCATGAGCCGGCTGGACTCGATCTCCTGCACCGTCATCGCGTGCAGTCGTTGGAGGTCTTCCTCCGAGAAAATCTCGAGCAGGCCGCGGGCACGGGCGTAGGACAGCGACTGCCCGCCTTCCTCGTAGATTTGCTTCGCCCTAAGCGGCGCCTGCTGCCCCAGCTCCCCGGTGCTGGCGACAGGGTCCAGTCCCATCGAGAGCAGCGCCCATCGCCGATCGGGGTCGTTCCTGGCGCTCGACAGGTTGCCCAGCACGCTGCGCGGGTCGAACGCAGTGCCGAAGTTGGTCTCGTACGCACGCAGCTCGCC